TTTTGTAAATCATTAGCAAGAGCAATCAAATCACTATTGTAATAGTTAGGAAAATAAGCAGTTACAAAATCCCATACTGTTTTAATATCTTCTTCTGTAGATATCTCTCTTATTTTTCTGACATAAATACCTGAATCATCAACCCAACCCATTTCTTGTATAATAAGAGATTCTATACTTTCCTCATACTCATTTTCTTCTCCTACATCTATGCCTTTTGATCTACGGAGTTTATCTTCATTAACTTCTACTTTAATCAGATATTTTGCCATCTTCTTCTGCTTTTAAGTACTTATCCAATATTGAATAAAGATCATCAAGCTTGATACCATCTTCACAATACTCCAATGTTTCATCCCATATAGAAACAGAACTGTCCGAAATCTCGGACAGCATCTGTTTATATTTTTCTTTTGTTAGTTGCATATTATGCCTGTTGAATCTTCTGCATATACTTAATTATCAGGACAGAATGTTCCTTTTGAAACTCTACCATTACATCACGGTTAACTTTGGTCATTGAACCAGGTAGTTCGGGTAATTCTATTGAGTCTAACATCTTAGCCATTTCGATCTTTTCCTGCATTACTTTGATAAAGTCTTCAGTACTCTGCATCTTTACAGTTGATTTAATATCAGCACTTTTCCTTGTCCATGTCTTCTTCTGCTTTTCTACAGGTGCTGGTGTACCTGGTTCTGTTGCAAACCCTGGTAGAATAGCTGCTATGTTTGTACCGGGTATCTCATGTACTGTAGTTGTATTATTTACCATTGCAGTAAGTGTTTCTGCTACTTCTACTGGTGTCATTTGTCCTTCCATACTTATGTAATTGTTGATATTTTCTATAATAAACTCTCTTTCATCCTGCGTACACAATTGTTCGTCAAGAAGATATTGGTCTATCTCAGTTATGTTTTTACCTTGATTGTACATGTTTACAACATTAGATAATACTTCAGGTGTAACATCATCACCATACATCACAACATCTCCTGTTTCTTCTTCTATTATTGAATTGTCACCAAGGATATATATTAACTTTTTCATTTCTTTTAATTTAAAATAGGAGAGGCTTTTACACCTCTCCTATGTGTTGTGAACTCTGGGATTTAGAAATCTATATCATCAGCAGTTGTAGTAGTATTAACTACTTCATTACTTGCTTGTTGATAGTTATTAGGATCAAATGGTTGCAACATTGTAAGTGTAAAAGCACCATCACAACCATGCTTACCTTCAAGCTGCTCTTTCCACTTCTTTAGACCTTTGTCCAGTTCCCAGTTATTTGTAGACAAAGCAAAACTTACTTTCTTCATCTGCCACTGCCCCAAAAACTCACCATACAGATTTTGGTACATCTTGGTTTCACCATCTTTCTCAGAAATGTAAACATAAGCAAGAGCTACTACATTAGTTGTCATTGCATCATCACCTGCCCTCAACTGAGAACGAAACTCATTATCTACAAACTTGTCAAAGTTCCTGAACATCTTATTGATGTCTAACAGTATGTTAGTTCTTTCAGAGAAGAAACTTACTTTGCCAAACCATGAGCGTAGGAAGTTATAAAGATTAGCTTCACCTTGTATTGCTTCACGTACTTTCCTCTTACCGGTAAGCTCACCATTATCATCTTTAGTAATAAGCTTACCATTCTTGTCACAGAAGTCTGTAAACCAACTAGGTAAATTCTCTTCACTATCTACCCATGTAGAACCTGCTACCTGGTTTACCCACTGCTTCTTGCCACTACCTTCAGACACTACAGGTTTATTTACTAAACGGAAACGAGTGTTGAATTTCTGCTTTTCTGGAGTATCTGCTTCCAACCAAAAACTAAGGGTAACAAAATCGTCATCTTTTTCTGTCTTACCTTCATAAACCTGATCTTTTGCATCTTCCTTCAGGTCATAACCTAACATTTCTGCCATCTCTTCCTTTGTAGGATTAACAGCAATAACTCTCATGCTTGCAATACCGGTATATAGATCTTTCTTGCCGGTACCTGTACTCTTGTGTAATTCCATAACTTGTTTTTAATTGATTTTGTTTTTTAACTCTTTTAAAATTTTCCAACGATTAATAACAGCTTCTCGTATTTTTTGCTTTGATTCTTCCGTTTGAGTTTTTCTACCCTTTAATGGACTTTTTCTACCTTTAATAGTAGCGGATCTTTTAGCTAATGTTTCAGATGATAATTTTCTACCTTTTAACTTTTCAGATAATTTTCTTTTATGTTCTTCAGATTTTTTATACTTTCCTAATTTATTTTTAAACTCTCCTCTTTCTGCTGCTGCTTTTTGTCCTTCTCTACATTTATCAGAAACACCTCTTTTTTTAGCAGAAATTGACATATTTTTTCTTGCCTCCTCAGTATGTTTATATCCTATTAACCATGTATTACCTTTGTTAGCTTTTGATATAGTATCTTTCCATTTTTCAGTACGAATTGTACCAAGTAAACCATCTCCACCATCAGTAAGATTACAAAGAGTACCTTTTCCTAAATCTTTTCGTCCATACAAAGCAATAAATTCTTTTTCCTTTTCTTTTACAAAATCATAGTCATTAGATTCTATTATAATTTCAATAATATAATCCTTATTTCTTTCTACAATAGTCTTCCATATTTTATTCCTTCCTTTTTTAGTTTTAGATCTTGAATAAGGATGATTTGTATTAGAAATTGGTTTTGTACCTATGCCAATGTAAAATACTTCGTTATTATCTGGCCTAATGTGTCGGTATAAATAGTATCTGTTTTCTTCATTTTTCATTTTACAAAGATACTATTTTACCCTCAAATTCTTTAAGATTTTATAAAGATTTTTTCCCAGTCTAATTCACCTTTATAACCAAGAAGATGCGGTGATCTGATTCCACCAATCTTATCGTTATTTCCAACAAAAGATACCATCATTTTACCATCTTCATTCCAAACATTGCCAATTGCGTCACATAAACGTGGTATAATATCTCTTGTTTTTCCAACTAATGCTAAATCTTTAGACATTACAAGTTCGCCATTTTTTTCACCTATCATTTTATCGGCCACATGACAAATAAATATTGTACATATTTTACCCAAATCTTTTAAATCATCGTATATACTCATTATTGCATCTCTTGTATAACGATAACCTGCACCATTGGGTAATGTTACAACACTTTCATAATCCGGTTCATTTGGTTTTATGATAGAACCGTCTTTTTTTCTATTAAAGTTTTTGCCCATAATAGAGTTCATGTAATTCCAGGTACCAACCCATTCTGCATCCATGTCTAATTGAGAAAGTGTATCAATTACTACATAATCATAAGGATAATCTTGTTCTTTTATGGTTTTAGCTAATTCCTTTAACCACATAAATTTTGCTACAGGTGTATTTTTTGGAGGAGAAATAATCATACCTTCCACAAAATCACTTCCTTTTTCAACATCGACCAATAAACAATTTGGTAATTTACATACTGCTGTAGTCTTTCCTACTTTCGGTTTTCCGTATAACACCATTGTTCTAGGATTAACTGATCTTGGTTTTGTAACACTTGTTGGTAAAACAATGCCTTGCTTTTCTTTTTCTGTACTCATATGAATTGATTAATTGGTTACTCGTTTAAAAAATAATTACTACTTGTTACTTGTTTATATATATCTTCAGTTATATTAGCTTTTTTCATTAAAGTTTTAAATATACCAAACTCTGGCTGCAATGCCATTGGAAATTGTATACCATTAGTACCAAAAGAGTTTTTAAGAATATGTAATGATCTGTAGTAAGTTTTGAAATACTCATCTCTAAAACCTTTCAAGCTGTAACCATTTTCTTTGTGTCCATCAAGATCACCTACTATGTGTCTATACGGTTCAAATAAAGCAAGTACTACATCAGCATCATGTTGTGTCTGAGATGAATCAGCAAAGTCACTTAGCTTTGGTGCTAGGTCACCTAACTTTAATCTTGTAACATCTGATAAACTTCTATTCAACTGTTGTACAATAACCGGTGAAAAACCATAAGTGTCTCTAGCCTCTCTCATTACCTTACTAAACTTATCTATCTGTCCTTTAGATTTATCCATATCTTTCTCAGGTGCAAGAATACCTATATGGTCAACAATTACAAGTACAATATGATTAGGATGATTTGGTATATACTTTCTACCTGCTAGTATATTCTCCATTGATTTATCGTCCTTATTTTTGTCTATAATGGTACCATGTTTTCTTGCAAACTGTTCCAAATACATAGAAATTCCACTAGGATTTTTAGAACCTTCATGTGTAATAAGCAGATCGTCTTTTTCCCAATCATCAAGTATTTTATAATGATCTTGTATCATTGAATATTCTTGATCACTCATTACAAAATTTCTCTGTCTGCTTAATACTTTTTTTGGTGATATAAAAATACCTTGTTCAGTAAATATTTTCCGGGCCAACCATCTTGCACTATAGTTATATTGTTTTCTTTCCATACCAAAAAGAATAACAGATAATTTAATATCATCTGTTTTATTTTTTAAGTACCACTCTATAGGACGAATTAAAAAACAATCATGTGCAAAAGTTGATTTCGCAGCAGAAGTCTCACCACCAATAACATAACTGGTATTCTTTGCAATCTCAATGTAATCACCTATTCTATCATAGCTTACAGGTATGATACCAGCTTTACCATTTCTACCATTCTCAATCTCCTTATGTAATTGTTCTGATAAAGTCATATTATGCACTGTTTGATTCTATATCATCTGAAAGCTCCTTTAACTCCTCAGCTTTGTAATACTTAAACTTACCACCATTAAGATAAGCAACAGTTGCTTTCATGTATTGAAAGTCATTGTACTTAGGGTCTTTATGGTTGTAACTTGCTACCTTTCTCATCTCTATTTCTACCTTGAGGCAGTAGAGCATATCTTCGTCTGTAAATCCTGCAGCTTTCTTTGCTTCTTTATATGCCTTAAAGGTCTTCTCTTTATCATCTCTCAATGCCCTGGTACCAGTAAACTTTCTGCCTTTAAATAAGAAGTTCATACTTGCCGGATATGTACACCACCACTCTTGAAATGCACCAGGATAATCGTCTTCTGCCTTCTTCTGTCGAACTGGTCTGTATTGTTTGTGCCAGTCCTCGTAACCACCATCAGGATTGTTCTGTAAGAACTCCTTAATGTTATTGAATTGAGGTAGTGTTACTGACATTTTGTGTATTTGAAAAGGGTTACGAATTTACAATAAATAACCGGTACTTGCAAGTTTAAAACAAACTAAATTGACCGTTTTCTTTTGCTTTCCTTTGGGTAACTTTTTCTGGCTCTATCTTGTCAATTATAGCATATGCCTGGTCTATATAGAAC